GACAAATTAAGATATAACGGATATAAATGTGCTATATTTTTTCTTTTTAAGTCTGGTGATAATTTCTTCGTTGCCCGCGTGCACGTGTACGACGTCGGGTTGTACGTGTATGTCGACCGCCTCGAGGACGACTACGTCTGGGGCGCCGGGTTCGGGCATCGTCTTGTCCTCCCGCAACTGACTAATACTTTAACACTTGAAAACTTAGAAACTTTACCTGAAATTTTAGAAATAAATGGGGTAAAATATAAAAAAATTTGTAGAAGAATGGGAAAAATAATAAATAATTATATCATATGAATAATAAATTTATTTTATCAAATCAATTAGATTTCGCAGTTGAAAATCTTGATATAGCAGACAATTCATTGCGGAATATAATAAGAGATGGCGATATTGCCCTTAATGGAGATTTTGAACGAGCGGAAGAAAATATAAGAGTTATTGACGAAAAATTAAATAACATTAAAAGCAATTTATCAGCCTTACGAGAATTAAATAAAAGTCGCATTAAATTATTGGATAAACAAAATTATTGGATAAACAAAATAAAATAATAAATGATTATCCACAAATTTTCCACATTAACCATTGGAAATTTGTAAAATAATTGTTATAATAAAAATATGAATTGTCCACAATGCAATACAAATATGCTTTATAAGCAAGGCGAAAAAAATGGGAAAAAATGGGCTGGTAATTTTTGCCAAAATCAAGAATGTAAATTTGTGGAATGGCAACGATCTGGCGCCACAAAGTTTGTAAAACAAGGAAATGAATTAAAAGTTCACGAAGAGCCTGATTGGCAGGCAATAAGAATAGAAAATGACAAGTTAATAAAGGAAAATATGCGTCTTAAAAGTGAAGGGATGGCCAAGGGTGCCGCATTTAATAAATCGTGCGATATAGCAATAGCATTATATCAAAAAGGTGATATACAAGTAGACATAATTATTCAAAAGGTTGAAGAAATTTTTAACGAGTTAAGAAAAATAAATGAATAATCAATGCCAAATTTGCCATGGAATATCTGTAATTATGAGTGAGGGTAAATTGATTGATAAGCCATTAAGAGATGGCGTATGTGATGGTTGTTGGTGGGATTATAATAAAAACCGCAATTTTGAGAAAAAAAATCTAACAAAAATTTATGAAAAAAAAGATAACAAAAAAGAATAAGGAACACAATGATGAAGCAACGCTTTCGGAAGTCGTTAAAGACGAGAAAAGCCTGACTTCCAGCCAAATTGTTTCTCGGGCTTTGTTAAGGGACAAGCTTAACGTCATTTTGGCGGATTTATCAACGCGAGAACAAGAAATTTTAAAGCTCCGTTTCGGCCTGGAAGACGGCGTTACGCATACTCTCGAAGAAGTGGGCAAGAAATTCGGTGTTACTCGGGAACGCATCCGTCAAATTGAAGCCAAAGCCTTAGAAAAGATTAAAAAAGAACAAAATCTTTATGGGAAATATGATGAATTGATTTCGCTTTTAGAAAGGGCAAGAGAATTGAGCGAGGTTTTATCAAGTGAAAAAATCCACGAAAAAATTAAATTGGCAAGTGAGCAGGTTTTAAGCGAATATGCTTGGCTTGTAGATGTGATAAATGGAAAAAACAATAGCAGATAAAATTTTAGATTATTTGAGCGAAAAATTAGAAAAGAAAGAAATCCAGTTAGATACTCATTTTTGGACCGAGATAGCAATAAAATTGAATATTGCGCTCGGAGAAGAACAGGAAAAATTGGCTGAACTACACACAAAAGTGGCGGAACTTAAACTTATGTGGCTTGAAGGTCAGGATAAAAAAAATGTAAGCGAAGCTAAATTAAGAGTAGAAGCGTCAAAAGAGTTTTTGGATTGGAAAAAGCAAGATTTAAAGGTCGGGCGTATAGAAGAATTCATCAGAATTTCAAAGAAAATGTCAGATCGTGCCGCGGGTTTTTGAATAAAAAATGAAAATTGTTGAAATACAATTTAATAAACCAACGCATTGGAGCGAAAATAAGGCGTGGATAAATTTGAATGAATGGTTGGGTTTAAAAGCAAAAAAAATAAAGGCTAATATAGTTGTTAAATTGCCGGAAGGTTATTGCAAGCCAAAATCGCCGGCAGAATTACTAAAAAATGGCATTAAGACAGAAGCAGTATTTTTGCGCCCTGATGAGCCAATGAAATTGATAGGAGATTATTATGAGTTATACGAAAAAGATAAACAGGAAGAGATAAGATATAATCCTTATTTTTGGGAAAGTTTATGAAAATTTTAGCAACAATATCAACAAAAAATAGATATGATATTTTATTTAATGCAATAATTTCGGTAGCACTGCAAATTAAAAGACCAAATAAGTTAATTATTTTTGACGATAATGAAAATCCTGTTGATTTAAGAAATTTATCAATATATCAATATGCATTCAATCTTTTGAATGAAAAAAAGATAGAATGGGAAGTAATTTACGGAGAAAAAAAGGGACAACACCATAATCATCAAAAAGCGAATAAAATGGGTTATGATTTAGTGTGGAGAATAGATGATGATGAGTTTGCAGAAAATAATGTTTTAGAAACTCTTTATAATTTAATTGATGATAGTGTTGGCGCTGTTGGTGGACTTATTTTAATGCCGGGATATAATTGGGCAAAAACACAAAATACCAATATAAATGATATAAGATATAATGTTCAATGGCATAAATTTAATGGAATTAAAGAAATTGAACATTTAAATAGTTCATTTTTGTATCGTGCTGGGATAGTTGATTATAATTTGAATTTATCAAAAGTAGCTCACACCGAAGAAACACAATTTACTTATGAATTATTTAAGCGAGGATATAAAATATTGGCTACGGGGGATTGTATAACTTGGCATTTTAGGCAACCAACCGGTGGAATAAGAAGCGAAATCGATAATAATTTATGGAAAAATGATGAAGATATTTTTAGAATTTGGTTAAATTGGGGTAAATTGATAATTTTAGATAATGGATTAGGAGACCATTTTGCCTTCAAAAAAATTTTACCAGAAATACAAAAAAAATTTAATAAAATAACAATCTCTTGTTGTTATCCGGAAGTTTTTAGTGGTATTAAGGGATTAAATTTAATAAGTATAAATGAGGCAAAAGGAATAATACCTATTGAAAATTATAATATTTATAAATTTATGCGGGATAATAATTGGAATAAATCAATAATAGAAGCATATAAAAAATTATATTTATGAAAATTTTAATTAGTCCGTTTTCAAAAAAATTAAGAAATGGCAACGAAAATCCAAAAGATTATCCATATTGGGATAAATTGTTAGAATTGATTAAAAAACACGAAATTAAACAAATTGGAATTGCCGGCGAAAAAATATTAGTTAAAGATTATTATCAAGATAGACCATTCACGGAGATTAAACAATTATTAGATTGGTGCGATATATGGATTTCAGTAGATAATTGGTTTCCGCATTTCGTTAATAATTATGGAGATAAAAAGGGAATAGTTTTATGGGGTAAATCAGACCCTAAATTATTTGGTTATGATAATAATATAAACTTATTAAAGGGCGAAAAAAATTTAAGAAAAAATCAATTTGATATTTGGGAAAACGAAGTATATGACGAAAATGTCTTTGTTTTACCAGAAGAAATTTTGAAATATTTATGAAAAAAATTATAATTGGATTGATTATTATTTTGTTTTTATGCTCGGGACAGGTTTTTGCTGCGCAAGATAATCAAAAAATACTTAATGAAATATTTATTTTATTTAAAAAAATTGAAATTTTACAAAAACAATTAGAGGAAATTAAGCAAATTAAACAAAATAATAAAATTGAAATTACGGATAAAATAATTAAAAAACAAAAAATTATAATACAAAAATCGTGTAGGTCGTGTTTATTTATTTATACTGTTAGTGATTAGTATTGTAAATAAACATTAAATATGCTATAATACAAAAATATGAAAACATCATTATCAATTAAAAATTACTTATTGGAATTTACTTATAAACTATTAGATATGCCATTACACGGCAAAGAACTTATTGCTCGCAATAAATTTGTTAAGATTTTGGCTGATAAAATAAGAGAATTAGAAATTGGACGCATTGATTTGATTAAGGAATATGCCAAGAAAGATAAGGATGGCAAGCCCAAAATTAAAAAAGAAAGTAATGAATTTGATTTAAGTGAAGAAAATCTTACAAAATTTCAAGTAGAATATACAAACCTTCTCAAAAGCGAAGCAATTATTGATATTTTAGATAGCAATAGGGAAGAAATTAAAATTGTAGGAGATATTATTTTGAATTCAAAAAGAGAATTTGGTATACAAGAAGGTGAGCAATATCTTGAAATTTGCGAATCGTTTAGATAATATGCCATTTACAAAAATAGGGAAAAATCAATATAAATCGCCAAGTGGAAGAGTTTTTAATCTTAAACAGGTTAAAATGTATTATGCCACTAAAGGATTTAAAAGAAAGAAAAAATGACACGAGCAAATCCCAATGGAGCTAATGGTAATTTAAGCGACCCAAGAGAACAAAAATGTTGGGATTTTTATGTTAAGACAATACAAGAAAATAGAGCAAATGCTTATCAATCTGCTATTGATGCCGGCTATGAAGAAAGCACAGCAAAAACAATAACTACGAGAGAATGGTTTAAAGAAAGATTAAAGAATTTAAAAAGGAAAGAAATGTTATCAAAGGCAGAAAGGAATCTTGATAAAATGTTAGATGAAAATTATAGAAACGATGAAGGAAAAATACAGCCAGAAGTCGCTAAAATAGTTATAGACGTTAGTAAAACAATCGTTAAAACTCTCGGTAAAGATGATGGTTATAGTGAAAAAATAGAAACAGATTTAACAAGTAAGGGAGAGAAAATTGTTTTCTTACCAAGCGAACTATTAGATAAACACAATTTGAATGAAACTACACAAAGCACAATCACAGATAGCGAAGGACAACCACAGATTTAGAATAATTAGGGCTGGAAGGCGTTTTGGAAAATCAGTATTAGTGGCTTATGAAATGTTAGCGGTGGCGATAGCTAATGATAATGCAAGAATACCTTATTATGCGCCGACAAGAGATGATGCAAGAGATATAATGTGGGGAATTTTACAGATTGTCGCTAAAAATGCCATTATTGATAAGAATGAAGCACGATTGGAATTAACTATACGAAATAAATTTAACGGAAAATCTTTAATAGCATTATATGGGTGGGAAGCTGTTCAAGAGAGAAAAAAAGGCGTTGGTGTTAAAAATAATTTTATAGTTTTAGACGAAGTTTCAAAATATAGGAATTTTTGGACAGGTTGGCAAGAAGTTTTACGCCCAACATTAACAGATTTAAGGGGTGGGGCGATGATGATTAGCACTCCTAATGGATATAATCATTTTTTTGATTTATGCAATCAAGAATTAAAGGACGAAGATTTTAAGACATTTCATTTTACAAGTTATGATAATCCGCATATTCCAGTAGAAGAAATAGATAAGGCAAAGAAAGAACTACCGGAAGAGAAATTTTCTCAGGAATATCTCGCAAGTTTCCAAAAAACATCGGGATTAGTTTATAAGGAATTTGACCGAAAAATTCATCTTTATGATGAATTGCCGAAAATTGAATTAAAAAAGATTGGCGGTTTAGATTTTGGTTATAGAAATCCGGCTGGATTATTAGATATACGAACAAATGGAGAAAAATTTTATATTGAAGATGAATGGTATAAAACTGGTAAAACAGACGCCGAAATAGCGGAATATACATCAAGTTATAGATTTGAAGCAGTTTATCCCGACCCGGAAAATCCCGCTGCAATAGAAGAACTCAAAAGAAGAGGTGTTAATTGTAGAGATGTTAGGAAAGATAAAGACAGCATTCAATATGGCATTAAAAAGATTAAAGAATTATTTTTGACCGGTAGATTAAAAATAAATAAAAAATGTGTTAATTTAATAGCAGAATTGGAAATGTATTGTTATGAAGAAAATGAAAAAAAAGAAAAGCCTAAAAAAGAAAACGACCACCTACTTGACGCTTTAAGGTATGTTGTGATAATGATTGAGCCTTCACAAAATAAAGCCACAATTTCTCAATTAAGTGTTTTTCAAAAAAATAGACAGAATATATTAAACAATTCAACTCGTTGAGATTAAAATTAAAATATGTTATAATGTAATAAATCGGTGAAATTTAATGGAAACAATTTATGATTTAGTTAAAAGAGCTGAAAAAAATTATGTCAATAATCCTGTAAAACATAGCAAATATGTTGATTATGATATGTATGAGATTATTGAAACGATTAACGCTTATTCAAATTCTCGTCATATTTCCGGTAAATACGATGCTCTCGGCAGAGAAAAGCCGTTTTTTAACATAGTTACGGCCGCAATCAATGTATGGTATAAAGCGACAGATATTGACCGTAAAAATATAAGATTTAAAGCAAGCAATTCATCTACCTACATTAAAGCATTTATCGCTTCTATTTTATTGCGTGATTGGATGAATAGGAATAGATTTGGGCAATATCTTAATAAATGGGGAAGAACATTGGCTAAATTTGGCTCGGCAATAAGTAAAATTTTAGAAAAAAATGGACAACTTTTTACAGAAGTTATTTCTTGGGATAGGATTATTTGCGACCCAGTTTCATTCCAAGATAATATAAAAATTGAAAAACTTTATTTTACACCATCTCAATTAAGAAAAATAAAAGAATATGACCAAGAAAAAGTTGAAGAAATTATATCTAAATCAAAAGAAACAAGAAAAACAATAGATAATCAAGTTAAAGATTTAAGAAATGATTATATCGGAATTTATGAAGTTCACGGCGAATTTCCTTTATCATTTTTAACCGACAAAGAAGAAGACGAAAAAGAATTTCGCCAACAAATGCACGTAATTTTTATAAATGGAAAAACAGGTAAAAATGAAATTAAATCAACGCTTTATAGGGGCAAAGAAGAAAAAGACCCATATTCTATTGCTCATTTAATTGAAGAAGACGGCAGAACATTATCTATCGGCGCCGTAGAATATCTTTTTGATGCTCAATGGATGGCTAATCATTCAGTCAAACAAATTAAAGACCAATTAGACTTAGCATCTAAAATGATTTTACAAACAGCCGATGAGCAATTTGTCGGGAAAAATGTTCTTACTAATCTTGAAACTGGCGATATTCTTTTCCACGCAGAAAATAAACCACTTACACAAGTAAATAATCAATCTCACGATACGCCGGCAATAACCAATTATCTTATTCAATGGCAAAATTTGGCAAGAGATATAACTGGAACACCGGAATCAATCACCGGTGAAACAATGCCAAGCGGAACAGCATATAGACAAGTGGCAATTCTAAATAAAGAAGCGCACTCTTTATTTGAAATAATGACTGAAAATAAAGGATTATATCTTGAAAACATTTTAAGAGATTATATTATTCCCTATTTTAAAAAGAAATTAAATAATTCAGACGAAATAGCGTTAATCTTGGAAGCTAATGAAATTGAAAAATTAGATAATTTTTCATTACCTGCAAATCTTGAACAAGAATTGAAAAATAAAATACTTTTTGAAGGTAATAAAGAATTACCTCCGATAGAACAATTAATACAAGAAGTTCAAGAAAGACAAAAACAATTTGGGCAAACAAGATTTATAAAACCATCAAAAGAAAAGAAAACTTGGGCTGAATATTTTAAGGATTTTGAATGGGATGTAGAAATTGAAATAACGCCGGAAAATACAGACAAAGAAGCCACGCTTTCTACGCTATCAACAATTTTACAAACTATTGCGAGTAATCCAAATATATTACAAGATGAAAATGCTAAACTTATTTTTTCGAAGATATTAGAAGAAACTGGCAGAATATCGCCAGTAGAATTAAAAAGCATAACTAAACCCATAATGGCTCAACAGCCACAGGGTCAATCGGTCGGTATGCTTGGTGAAGAAAAAATCGGTGGTAAAATCTAAAAATATGGCTAATAAAAAAATGATGATGAAGGAAAAAAAAATGAAAAAGAAAATGATGATGGACGAAATGTCGCAAAATAAAAATAAAAAGAAAAAAATGTCAGAAGATAAAAAGGGTTATAATCGGACGATGGATAAATTAAATAAAAAATATAAAAAATCAAAATAATTATGTCTAACACACAAGAACAAAAAAATGGTAGACAAATGAGATTTAGCGATGAAGAGCTGAATCTTATTAAAACTACATTTAGAGGAAATGAAAAATTACTTAAATTGATGCGTAAGGTTTTTCTTCCAGAGATTGACCCAGAGGCTCCATTAGGACAAATTGTTGATTTATGGATGACAACGAATATCAACAATGTCAGTCCCGAACAAGCTTATGTTAATATCTTAGCAAGAAATAATCTTATTCTTCACATTGAACAACAACTCATTCAACTTGATATATTATCAAAATTAGATGATATGACGGTTGATGAATTGCTTGAAAGAAATAAAAAAAATAGTAGTAAATAAATAAACAAAATAGTATTATTTGAATTTAATTTTCAAATATGCTATAATGTAATAAATAGGTGCGATGACACACCTTAAACTCATTCTATGGAAATTAAAACAATGGTAGACCTCGATACCTTAACAGAGGAGGAGAAAGAACTTTTAGAAAAAGGCGAAAAAACGGAAGATGATTTTTTGGCTGATTATAACGCTGAACAAGAAAAATCAAAAAAAGATTTTGATGAAAAGCTTAAAAAAGCCGAAGAATTAGCTAATAATTATAAAATCCGTGCTGAAAAAGCAGAAGCTAAATCTAAGGAGAGTAAGTCAGAGTCAACTCCTAAAAATGACAATGAGCTTTCTCAAACAGATTTAATAGCATTGATTAAGGCTGATGTTGCAGAAGAAGATATTAGCGAAGTTTTATCTTTTGCTAAACTTAAAAATATATCTGCGTCTGAGGCGCTTAAATCAACTATTGTTAAGACGATTTTGGCTGAAAAGAGTGAAGAAAGGAAAACTGCTAATGCTACTAATACCAGTAATTCTCGTAAGGGAGCAAGCAGAAAAGATTCAACAACTATTTTGGATGAAGCTCGCAGAAGTGGGACTATTCCGGAATCAGACGAAGAACTTAATAAACTTATACAAGCTCGTTTTGCCAAAAAATAATAAATCGGTGGGGTTGCTACAATTTTAATTGCACCTATAAAATCCCGATTAAATGGCAAATACAATTTCGTCCCGTACTTATAGGGACAAATATCGTTCTGCCGCTCTTGAACAGGTTTTGCGCAATGCTTTGGTTAGCGAAAAAATCTGTGAAGTAGACAGAACTGATAATAAAAGGATTCAATCTCCTTATGGTTCACAACCGACAGCTACCGTTCAAGCTATCGCAGGAACTTATTCAGTAAATACATATACTACTACCGATGATACTCTCACCGTAACTGATGAAGTTATTGTCGCAGAACATATCTTTGATTTCGAGGATATTCTCAATAATTTTGATATTTTTGCTGCGAGAACCGATGAAATGCTTTATCAAGTAGCTACTAAGATTGATTATTTCGTATTAAATAATTTAACTGAAGATGGCACTGGCACATATTCAACTCCGGCTGGTGGTTTCGAGACTGCTGCAAATGTGAATACCATTATGGCTAACCTTATTTCTAAGGTTTCTGGCTACGCTGATACTTATAAAGGATTATTCTTAGTAATTGAGAATACTGACCTTGTTGGATTTATTGCCGCTGGTGCCACTAATGGTTTTTCGTTTGCTGACGCTACATTAAAGAACGGCTTTGCTGGTTCTTGGATGGGTGTTGATATTTATGTGGTTAGAAGTGGAACATTTGTGTCTGATACTATTGGAACTACAACCGTAACCAATAGCGGACATCGAGTATTCGGCGTAAAGAATGTCGCTACTTACGCTTCTCCTCGTGGTATTCGTTGGGAGGAAAAGTTAGTAACCGGAAAAACTGGTAAAGAGGTCGTAACTTATGGTTATGTTGGTTTTAAGCTTTGGGCTACAAAAACTGATTTAATTGTAGACATTACGCTTGTATAAAGGTTGTTAATACAGCTCTGTGGGCTGTATGAGGGATGATTTGATTATTTTATCCACCGATTAGTAATCAACGCTTCTCTCGTACAGCCCACAGATTAAAAAAAATATTTCGGTGGATATTTGCTAAAAATAAATGGCAACACCCAATGGATTAAATCCTGATTTCTATGATGTTAATGTAACCAATAGTTTAAAAGTCAATGGCACAACTGTTATTGATTCAAATGGAGCATTGGTTCAAACATCTCAAAGTTTTGGCGATGCAGTAACTGATACTAATGTTTTTAAGAGCCGTATTTCAACCGGAACCGTTGCCGGAACTGCCATTGATGCCACTTCTGCCTATCTTTATGGTGAAGGTTTAGAGTGGCGATGGAAAGTTAGCAACTGGACAGGCGTTGGTTCTTCATTTAAGAGTATGTACGTTAGAGCAGAAACTGGCGTTGATAGTTCTGGTAAAGATATGTTTGGTATGGAACTTTATGGTGTAACTAATAATTATACCGTAGGAAATCTTAAAGGATTACTTTCATACGCTTATATTAAGGGAACTTCTGCCAAAACCGTAGGAACAGCTTATGGTATTCACGGAGAACTTACTTTTGATGCTTCATCTGCTACTAATACAATAACAACTGAATTATCAGCTGGTTTATTGAAAATTACTGGTGGAGTTGTTGATGATGCTACGAAGATTCACGGTTTGATTATCAGAGCTGGTGATATGGACGGCAATAGTCCTACTTATGGAAATGGTATTTTAATTGAAGATGACTCAGCGATGAGTGGAACAATTAAATATACTACGGGAATCAATCTTTCAGCTCATTGTTCAACTGCTATTAAATATGGAACAAGTGGTGGAGAACAAGTAATGGTTCTTGCTGATAAATTTATAAGTTCTTATCTTACTAACTCTACAACCGATGGCGGAACTTCATTTGAGCCGTTCTTGATTGATACG